CGCCCCTCACTTCGAAAGGAAACAAAATGACCAGTGAGATTCAATCCTACAACTTCAACGGCGCCTCGTTGCGTACCCTGACCGATGGGGCGGGGGAACCTTGGTTCGTCGCCAAGGGCCAGACGTACTTCATCCGCCGGTACTGCCTCCAGCCGTCGTTGGAAGCGGGTGCGTGATGGATGACAAAGAGGTGTTCGCCGCATTGGCGGCGGCGTTGAAGCCGATGAACACAACGAAGGACATCGCGGACAACTGCGGCATCAAGGAAGGCACCCTGGCGTACTGGCGTAGCGCGGGCATCGGCCCGAAGTTCGTGAAGGTGGGACGAATCGTCATGTACCCGAAGGAGCAGATGATCGCCTATTTCGCGCAACACCTGTACCAGTGCACGGCCGAATACGAGGAAGAGGTGGGTGCGTGAGCGTGATGACTGACAACAACTGGCGTACCGATACCCCCGTGGCATGATCCATGGGAAGAAAAGGAAGACGAATGAACGACATCCATAAAGCCTGCGTCGAAGCGATATTCAGGGGATTTGAGGACCATGGCGACGCCATCAGTCCGGCCTGCGGCGACTTATGGGACGAAATCGAAGCAAGGCGTTCACTCGGTCACATCGTCGGATACGTCGACCTCGACGTGACCGACCTCGTGGACATCGTCATCGACACCATCAACAAGGAGCTGTGATGGAATCAATGCCTCTGGCTGTTGGTCAGGCGTTGCTCGACTTCGTCGTTGCGACTGGCGCCGTGCTCCGTAGTGTAAGTGACGTGGACCGTCACACGACAGGATCCACGTCCGAAGTAGGTGAAGCCTGGTTGGGCGTTCAGGCGGTCGATACCGGCCTGGTCTTCGAATATCTGCTTGGAGAAGAACTCGCTTTCGAGCGCGACCTCTCCGAACGGCGCAACCTCGTCGACGTGCCGTTGCGCAACGGTCTGGTCTTTGAAACGGACGAACACGGACACGTCTCGTGCCATGTCGGGGCAATCGTTGACAAGGAATACGGTCGAGGTTTCTCCATCGTATTCGACCCGCCACTTGTGGACCGTCTGGTCGGCGGTGACGGACAACGCCCGCTGGCTGATCGAGTTCGCGTCTGCAGCTATCTCGTTCGCCTTTCCTGCAAGGCGGTTGGCCTGCTCGGCGGCACGCTTCGATTCGACGGCGATCCGGTTGGCTTCCTCAGCCGAGCCGTTCGCCTGCTCCGAGAGCTTGTTGCCATGGCGCGCCTGGAACAAGGCGACACATCCGGAGACACCGCCAACCAATCCCGTGATGGCGCCAACGACGCCGGTGATCGCATTGATGTCCATTCCATCGATTCTACGGACGGAGGCGAACGATGAAGGTTCTTGCCCACGTCATCCTGCGCCAGCTGCTGTTCGCGGTGTGGTTGCTGGCCATGTGGGTGCTGTACTGCACGCCGGCCTGTACTCACCCGATCGAACATCTCATCGCCGTGCCGTTCGCGGTGCTCATCCCGACGGCCGTCATCATGCGTCGCCTGTGCTCCGACCCCCGCTTCGCGCGCTGGCTGGACGAGCAACGGCAGTGAAGGACTTGGACGGTTCCGCACACATTGCGGCATGGACGTGGTTCGTCATGCGCGGCCATGCCGGAACCGCCCGCGCGTCAAGGAAAAGACGTTAAAACCAGCCGGACGGGTCATCTTCTCTCTTCTCCTCCCGTCCGGCCTTTCGCCGGGGCCCGCGACAGGATGCGGGCGCCATGGATCGGCGTGTTGAGGTCACGTCGGCGGATGGATGCGCGGTTCGAATCCGCGCCCCGGCACGACATCAATCCAAAGGAGGCAAACGTTGCCAAGCAAAACACCAAGCAGGCCGGAAGGCGAGAAATGGTTCGAATGGCCGCTCACGCCCGCCAGCGTCGGCATGACGGCCGCCGAACTGATCGGCGAACTATACGAGACCATCAGCGCGCTCAACCGCGACCGAGGCTGGAACCTCACCATGGTCGCACCGGCGCGCTTCGGCGAGATCGTCATCGACCGCGAGGCCGGATGCCTGTGCGCGAAATGCGCGTGGAAGGCCAAGGATCCAAGCCAGCTCGGCCCGGAACCGGCCGGATATGTGAAGGGAGCCTGACATGGCCATCGGGGAGACCGTCATCACCATCGTCGGCAACCTCACCGCGGATCCGGAACTGAGAACCACCGGCCAGGGCTCGCAGGTCGCCAGCTTCACCATCGCAAACACCGCGCGCGTATACAACAAGCAGACCGGCCAGTACGAGGATGGGCCGGCGCTGTTCATGCGCTGCTCGGCATGGCGTGACATGGCTTCGCATTGCGCGCAGAGCCTTGCGAAGGGCATGCGCGTAATCGCACAAGGCCGTCTGCAACAGCATTCCTACCAGGCACAGGACGGCACCAACAGAACCGTCATGGAACTGCAGGTTGACGAGATCGGCCCGAGCCTGCGCTACGCCACCGCGCAGGTCAGCCGCATCAGCCGACAGCTGCAAGGTCCCGTCTACGGCAATCCCGCCGCGCAGACGCCGACCGTCAACACCGGAGCGGGCGGCTGGAGCCAACAGCCGGCGCAGACACAGCAACCCGCCCAGCCTCCGGCCGATGATCCGTGGGGCGCGCCGTCGGACGACCAGTCATCATTCGGAGGTTTCGGCAAACCCGACACGGAACCGGAGTTCTAAGGAGCAGCAATGAAAGCCAGCGAACAACAGGCGTTCATCCCACAGGAGGCCACGCCCGACACACTCATCGACCTCATCGGCAAGACCCAGCAGGTCACCAAAGCCGCGGCCGTCGTGCTCAAGGCATGCCGCACCGTCATGGACACCCACACCAAAAAGGAGCACATCGACAAGTGGGGCGGCATCCACGCCATCACCGAAGCAGTGTACGACTGCGCGGACCTCGCGCAGCGCATCCTCGACGCCGGCCTGGCCATGGAGAACATGTGCGCGAAGCCGGCCACGTCACGGCAGATGATCCTCATCGACGACCTGCGCCGCAGTCTCGACATGGACGACGGCGACGTGGAGGCGACCGTCGATCCGGACACCGGCGAGATCGACTGAACCACGGAAGGAGCAAGAGAGATATGTGGTTCATCATCGACGACCAGATGGCCGACGACAGGCGCATCCGCCGCCTGCCGCTCGCCACCGTCGGACTATGGGTCAAGCTGTGCGTCATCCACTCCAAGGGCATCTCGATGCAGGCCAAGGATCCGGCCGCGTATCCAGGATACTTCGACAAGCTCGACCTCAAGGACGCCGGCGGCACCATGAAACAGCTCCAGCAGCTCATCGACTCCGGGCTCATGGAGGAGCACGACGGCGGCTGGCGCCCCGTCTACGCCGAAGGCATCTGCAGGGAGCCGAAGATGCTGACCGAAGAGCAACGCGAGGCGCGCAGAAAGGCCGGAAGCAAGGGAGGACGCCGCAAGGCGGCCAACCAGAAAGCCAAGCAAACGTCTGGCGACTTGCCGGAAAACAGCCAAGCAAACGGAGAGCAAAACAGTAGCGAGATGGGTAGCAAACCGTCTAGCAAGTTGCTAGAGGACAGCCAAGCAAAAACATGGCATAAAACCGATACCTATACCGATAATCCCTCTCCGACCCCTCCCGCCGGCAAACCGAAGCAACCCGCCACGCCGGAATCCGGCTTCGACCATTTCGCCGAAGCCTACCCCGGATCCGTCGGCGCGAAAGGCCGCAAGACCGAAGCCGAAGCCAGAGCCCTGTACGCGGCCATCGCCGGAAACCCCGTCGAACTCACCCGCCTCCAAACCGCGCTCCGCTGCTACAAGCACGCCGTCAACGACGGCCAAATCCGCAGCGGCCACATCCCACGGCTCAACACATGGCTCCGCGACCAATGGGAAACCTGGGCACCCGAACCAGTCACGCCAACACCACGCCACAAGCACACCTGGAACTGCGAACACGTCCACCAGCTCATGGATCCACACGAGGACGAATACGACCACACCGGAAGCCTCAGGGAAGGCAATCCAAGCGAATGGTGGAAGGCGTGCCAAGCGTGCGCAGACGAACTCAACCAACAACAAACCAGCAAGGAGAAGCAATGAGCAGCTACCAAAGCAACCAGATCAAGCTCATCAACACGAGCCTGATCGACCCCCACCCCGACAATCCACGCAAAAACATCGGCGACGTGACCGACCTCGCCGCCAGCATCAAAACCAACGGCCTCCTCACACCCCTCAGCGTCGTACCCGCCGGCGAGCGCTACAGGGTCATCGCCGGCCACCGCAGGCTCGCCGCATGCAAACAGGCCGGAATCGGAGCCGTCCCATGCTTCGTGCTCCAGCTCGACCCATTGCAGCAGTTGGGGGCCATGGTCACCGAGAACTGCCAGCGCGAACAGCTCACCGCGTTGGAGGAGGCCGACGCCATCCAGGGCATGCTCGACCTCGGAGCCACTACCGCCAGCGTCGCCCACCGGCTCGGCCGAAGCGGCGACTACGTGCGTGACCGCGCCAAGGCCGCCAGCATCAAGACCGAGGTCAGAGCGACCCGCGACGATTTCGGCCAGATCTCCATCGGCCAGCTCGTGGCCATAGCGCGATATGACGGCCAGCCGGACAGGCAGAAGAAGCTCGCGCAGGCGGCGGGCACCTCGAACTTCGACTACATCCTCCGCAACATCGAACGTGCCGACCGCGACCGGCAATGGATCGAATCGGTTGCCGCGCTCCTCGTGGAGCCCGACAACGGCATCAACCTCATCCCCGACCCCGAAAAGCCCTACAGCGACCCGGAATGGCGCTACGCCGGCTGCATGTTCACATCCACCGGCACCCCCGAAGAAACCATCGAGAAGATCCGCGAACAGAACCCTGCAGCCGTATCCATCCACACGGTCTCGCAGCAGGTCTACCTCTGGACCCGCCGCGACAAGACCGCCGACGCCGAAAAGGAAGCCCGACGAGCCGCCGAACAGGCCGAACGCGACGCCCGCCGGCACGCGCTCGAGGAATACGCCGCCGCATCTGCGGACAAGCGCATGACATGGCTCCACGGCCATCTCCACGGCATCAAACGCGACAAGCTCATCGAAACCACGGCCCGGCTCGGACTCCTGCAGATCATCGACCCGGACCCGCAGGGCTACACGCAGGCGCTGAGCACATGGAACGACAAATGCGGTGGCGAACAATTCACCACCATCAGCGGCATCGACCCGGAACGGGCGCTCGCCGAACTCCGCTACCACCTCGACGAACCCGACTGGGCGGTCTGGGCGGTGCAAATCCTCGCCGCACGCATCGAATGGTTCATCGACCCGACCGACTGGACCACCGCCAACGACATCGGCAGACGCATCCCCGGCTACTACCAGATCCTCCAAGACCTCGGCTACACGCCCACCGACGACGAAACCAGCCACCTCGACCAGCTCATCGCCGCCATCACCGAAGCCGACTCCGACGAAAACGAAGAAGACGAGGAGAACAACCAATGACCAGGGAACAACTCGACAAACTCAGCCGCCTCCTCACCGACACCGCCCAGACCGCCAGCACAATCGAACTGCAAGCGCTCGCCGGCGGCAGGGCGGATGACGGCATCGTGGCGATGGCGGCCGGGTTGAGGGCCAATTGCACCTCGTGCTTGGTGCTGGTTGACGGCCTGATGCAGGAGGGGGTGCGTTGTGAGTGAGTTCGATGATTCCAAGCGTGCCGCTTTGGAGCGTCAGGGATGGCATTGCCTGCGTTGCGGGACGAACATCCATGACCCGTCATGCTGGCCTGGACGCTCCGGCCATCACCGTCAACTGCGTCGGGCGGCGGATCCGGATGTGAGGCACAGTCCGGCCAACATCGTCGAGCTGTGCGGTTCGGGCACGACCGGCTGCCATGGGTGGGTCCACCAGCATGTGGCTGAGGCCGAACGCCTCGGGCTGATAGTCCCGTTCGGCATAGATCCTCTCTCCACCCCAGTGCGCGACTGGCAGGGGAGATGGCTCTGGCTCAACCAGGACGGCACGGCCACGCCATTGACCATGCGCGAAACATTGACAATTCAAACGGAAGGAATGACAAATGCACGAGAATAACGGCAAACCGGAGGCGCTGCTGTGGATCGACTTTGAGACCACAGGCGTGGACAGGCGCAAAAGCCTGCCATTGGAGATCGGTATGGAATGTACCGACATGCTGGGCGAACAAAAGTTCGGATCATTGTCCCGCATCATCCGCCCGGACAGACTCGACCTCCTGTCCATGAGCCCCGTCGCCTTCTCCATGCACACCGACAACGGCCTGCTGTTCGAACTCATGGGAGGCTCCGTGCGCAATGACAGCATGGCCGTCGTGGCCAACGCCGTGGAGGAATTCCTTGACTCGCTCTCCCAGCGCTTCTCCCTCGTCCCCGCGGGGACCAACGTGGACTTCGACCTTGACTTCCTCCGCCGACTCAACCTCAACCCTGACGCGTGGCTCACCTACCGCAAATACGACATGGCCACCATCCGCCGACTCGTCACCGTGCTCGGCGCCCCGGATCCATACCAGGGCGACAGCGGCCCGCACCGGGTGAAATCCTGCATCGCACGCGACATCAAAGACTACAAGGCCATGCTCGAGACACTCGCCGTCAAGACGGGAGACCACAAGTGAGAAAGACCATCAGCCACCTCGCCGACCGGCTCGGAGACGCCATGGCCACGCTGTTCACCCTCCTCGCGCTGCTGCTCATCCCGCACGCCGTCATCAGGGCGATCATCGGACAGGCGCTCCACCAGTGGACACCAATCACGTGGCTCGCCATCCACACCGCACTGACCATCGCGGCGCTCGCCACCAGCCTCGCCAGCTATGCGATCGCCGCACTGCTCGCACCGCCAAGACCGGAGACCTACCAATGACCGAAGACCAGCAAGACCAGCTCGTCATCAGCCTCGACACGCAATACGCCGTCGCGCACGCCATCTACAACCGATTCCACGCCAACGGCCACCGCAAACACCTCACGTGGGAAAACCTCGACGACGACGGCCGCGAACCATGGCGCCTGATAGCCAAGGACGCGATTACCGAGATGCTGGCCAGCCCGGAGATCGGAGGAACGGCATGAGCCACACCGCGATAATCCTCCTGGCGCTCGCCTTCCTGATCGGCTGGATGGGCGGCCGGGAATGAGCATCATCGTCCCATTGCACAAGTGGCGGTCGGCCGACCCGGCCATCCTGATCGGCCGCCGCTGCATCGCCCAAACCGACCAGGACGTCATCATCGACGGACGGCTCGAACTCATCCGACATCCGGACGGCATCGCCAGCCTCCGCTTCCAGGGCATCGGAAACGACATCATCGCCCACGATCCGAACACATGTTCCAACAGCATGAGCGACGGCATACGAAGCCTCGCCATCTACGGAAAGGAATGAAATGCACACCGTCAGAATCGCCACCAACCCACGCAAATGGCGCAGACCTGCGCCCTGCCCGGCATGCCGCAAGTCCCGGCCGCTCATCCTGACCCTCGGCGCCATCTACAAACTCCGCACACGCAAACCGGTCAACACTATCTACGGCTGCATCTGCCCCAACTGTCGGCACAAATGCATCCTCCACGTCGACGGCAGAAGCCTCAAAAAAGCCATCCGCCTCTGGAACCACCACGCCAGCCATCAAAGGAACGAACAATGAGAAACACCATCTGCGCCACACTTACCGCCATCACCCTCACCCTCTGCACCGCGCTCGCAGGATGCGGAAGCGCGTCGGAGCCTTCCACGCCAGCGCATGCGGTCAGGTCCGTCGACTCGCAGTGCTCCGCCGGGGCCGACGTATTCACGGAATGCGTCATCACCCTGACCGACACGAGGAAAGTGGACTGCGTCGTCTACTCGGGCTACAAGCAGGGCGGCCTGTCATGAGACTGGAGCCATGTGAGCGTAGTGGGCAAGGAGCCGGCAAGATGAGCTACAACGTCGTCACCACGGAAGGCGTCAGAACGTTCGAGAACATCGACGATGCCGGCGACTACGCGCAGGCCATGTCCTTGAGGACTGGCGAGCCGGCCAAGGTGTTCCATGCCGAGACCGGACTCGTCGCATTCACCGTCCGCCCAACCACGAAGGACACGAAATGAGAATCAATTTCAACAGCAAGGATGGCGTTTTCGCCATCAAAGCCGAAAACGAAGAGGAAAAAACCCAGCTCAAAACGTCGGCGGTCGCCATCTGCAATCTCATCATCGATTTTTTCGACGGTGAAATCCAAGAAATGAAGGCGGCGAAGGAATGAAACGCATCACACTCAAGGACACAAAATGAGCAATCGAAGTTATTTGGTGCCAAGGCCGCCAGCGTTCGACCATGAGCATCCCAGACCGAAGGAGGAAGGCGAGGTGCTGTACTGCGGAAATTGCCAAAAATGGTACGTATCATGGCTTCCCCTCACCGAAGTCAAAACCATATGGGGCCGCCGCCCCGAATGGTGGATACGCATCTTCCACCGCAAACCATACGAGACGATCATCCAGCAAATACGAAGGGAAACGAAATGAAAGTGAAGAAAACCCTCATGGACATGATCATCAAATGGCATCAGGCCGGATACAGCCTCGATGAAATCGCGCCACTGATGCCACAAGTCCCCAAAGAGGAAATCAAAGCGATCATCCAACACACCCGCGAATAACAAGAAACCCGACCTTCCGGCCGGGCTCCTGGCATCACCACAAACCAGACTACACCCGCCGGAGGGAATCGAACAAATGAACGAACAAAACAACGAATCCCAACCAACACCAAACCAGACACAACCAACACAAACCAACCAAAACAAGCCAGCGCTCGCCGGCATGTGCCAAGTGTGCGGCGGGGAGTGCAATCTTCGCAATACGCTGTGTGACAAGTGCGATGCCGTAATGAGAGGATGGCTCCGCGACTATCCGTCACGGATTCATGCCCTACGTGAGTTCCTGGACAGCACCGCACATTATGGTGGCCATCAGCCGGGCCGGACCAATTTGGCTTCGGCTCCGACGCCGGTCAGGTTGTCTGTGATCGACCATCTGCAGGAGATCGATGATTTGGCCGTCGCTCTTTGGCGGCGGTTGTATGCTCCGCCGGCCATGCCATGGGCCGATAGCAGGATTCATCCGTCCGCATCGAAGTGCCTGAGCGTCTGCGCGGATTGCAATCGTCTTTCACGATTGCCGGACATTGGTCTGATTTGGCATGACTGGGAGCGGTTGGCGCGCAAGACGCTGGCCATCATCGACGTGCCACCATCCAAGCATGGTATCGGCAGGTGCCTGAATCCTCTGTGCGGCGTGGAGCTGACCGCCGAAATCGGCGCGGTAAGCGTTGACTGTCCGGTGTGCGGCAACACTTACCGCGTGGTCGACGTGCGATTGGGGTTCCTGAAGGAGTGCATCGAATCAGGCAGGGCGTTCACGGCAGGGGAATGCGCGGAGCTGCTGCGCGAATGCGGGTTCCAGTGCAATGCGAACACGATCTACTCGTGGCGCAAGCGCGGCAGGATCCAACCGGCCGGCAGAAACGAGAAGGGACAGCCGCTGTACCGCCTGTCCGACGTACGCGCGCGCCTCGCCCGGCATGACGTGATTTGACATTTTTCAAAGTGCAAGGCAGAATTGTCAGTGGATTAAAGGGTTCAAACCGGAAAACGGTTTGAACCCTTTTCATATCCACCGATGGATTCTCCTAACTCCTTGGGTTATATCCCGTCCTGTCCGAACGGCATATCGGACACGCTCCGCCCACCCACGTCAGAGTGGACATACCCCAATGTGGCAGGCAAGCCAATCCCGCGCTTCCGTGATGCGGTGAAGCTTAAAAAATCGCCTGCCCGTATGCCTTCGTAGGAATCAGTGGCAGATCGCACCGGCCGCGAGTCTTTATTGGATTCTCTTCCTTGTGGCCGCGTGTGGACGCGGGTTCGAATCCCGCCGAAGGCACCCATGAAACAAACCCGGGGTAGGGGTATTGACAATCCGGGAGGGGCATTCGCAGATGATGGGGAGCCCCTACAAGACACGGGAGAGGCCTTATACGGGAGCCCCTATACCGGCATTCCAGCAAGCCAACGGCGAAGATAGTCGTTGACAAATCCATAACACCCTGGGCCCCATACACGTGGGAGGCCACATGAGCAAGCGGCGCAACGAGCGCGTCAGCAACGGCTGGCGGCGCAGACAACTCAGGGCAAGAGTGCTGGCCGCATACGACGTGTGCGCCATCTGCGGCAAGCCAGTCGACAAGACATTGAAGACACCACATCCGATGAGCGCCGAAGTGGATGAGCTCATACCGGTCTCACGCGGCGGTGATCCATACAGCTTCACTAACTGCAGGCTCACGCACCGCATCTGCAACAGGATGAAGAGCGACAAGACAGACGAACACGCACGAGCGCTGCTGGCCGGCAAGCAGACCATCAAACCAAGCTCGATGCCGTTCAAAACGTTCGGCATCTGACCCGATACCAGGGCAGGGTACCCGGTCATACCCCCTTGGGGTAGCCTCGGGTGCAGTGCCGATATCCCTCCCGGAATACAAACGTCGGAAACAGGGGAAACAACGAAAGGTCGGAAAGCGAGGATGGCGCCGATGAAGTGCGAGCTCTGCGGCAAGGAATTCCAGCCATCCGGCCATGGGCGGCCGCAGAAGTACTGTTCCAAGTCCTGCCGCCAGAAAGCCGATTATCGTCGGAAAAAGAACAGGCCCGCACAGGACCGGAACAGTAAGCCGCCCGTCAAAGCCGTGGAAACGAAACAGAAGCCGGAGCAGGATCTCGACCAGCGGAGCTTCGAACGGATGATGGACGGCAGCATGCTGGACATACTGCGAGACAACCGTGACCTGCTGCTCAAGGCCATGGCCGATCCCACGACGCCGGCGAACGCGCTGCCCGCGATCAGCCGCCAGCTCATCGCCGTATGCGACCGCATCGAATCGCTCCAGGGCGGTGGCCTGACCGACCTGCTGGACGATGAGGAAGACGAGGTGACGGACGATGTCGGAGCGTCGATTGTCTGAAATCGCCAAGGTCCTCCGCCAGCCGGAAGGCATCGTCGGCAGCGAGTTCACGCGAATCAACAAAGCCGCGCGCAAGGCCGGCATCCGTTTCGACTTGTGGCAGCAGGGCTTCTTGTGGCTTCTGTTCGCCAAGAACGCGGAAGGCAAGTATGCGTGTGGCGCGGACGGCGCCGTGCTGTCCAGCTGCAGGCAGATCGGCAAGACCTTCACCGTCGGCACCGCGTTGTTCCTCAAGGCGATACTCACACCGAACCTGAAAGCCATCTGGACCGCCCACCATACGCGCACCAGCGACGAGACATTCGCGGACATGTGCGAGATGGAGCACAATCCAGTGCTCGGCCGGTACGTGGAACGCATTCGCAGGGCGAACGGCCAACAGGAGATCACGTTCACGTCCGGCAGCCGCATCATGTTCGGCGCCCGCGAGAACGGTTTCGGCCGAGGATTGCACAGCGTGGACGTGGCCGTGTTCGACGAAGCGCAGATCCTCACAGTGCGCGCGATGGACAACATGATTCCGGTTTTGAACACGAGTCCTAACCCCCTGGTCGTGTATATGGGCAATCCACCCAAGCCGGGAGACCAGTGCGATGCGTTCACGGAAAAACGCATGCATGCGCTGAACCATGACGGAAACCTCCTCTACGTGGAGCTCGCCGCCGACAAGGACGCGGATCCGGACGACCGCGAACAGTGGGCTAAAGCGAATCCCAGCTATCCGAAACGTACAAGCGAACAGGCAATCATGCGCATGCGCAACAATCTGTCGGACGATTCGTTCCGTCGTGAGGCGCTTGGCATATGGGACGAGACCGCCACCGCATACGCCATCAGCCCCGACCTGTGGAAGGCCGCGGCCATCGACGACGTGCCGGATGGAGGAACCGTGAGCTTCGGCATCGACATGCCTCCGGACAGGAGCGTGCTGACCATCGGAGCCGCGCTACGGTACGCGGACGGTTCGGCCATCATCCAGATGGCGAACATCAAGGACGCGCGGCAGGCGGGAACCATGTGGGCCGTGGACTGGCTCGCCGAACATTGGCCGAAGACCGCCAGCGTGGTCATCGACGCGCAGTCGCCCGCCATGAGCCTGCTGCCGGAACTGAAGAAAGCACATGTGAAGGTCACGGTCACGAACATGCAGGAGATGGGCCGCGCATGCGGCCGGTTCCTCGACATGCTCAAAGCCGGAACGCTCAAGCACCCGCGGGACGAATACCAGCCGCAGCTGGCCGCGGCCGTCAAGGGTGCGACCACGCGCCCATTGGGACAGTCCGGCGCGATCGCCTGGAACAAACTCGGCAGTGATGTCGACATCACGCCGCTCGTGTCCACCACGCTCGCCCTGTACGGGGCGTGCACGACGAAGCGACATCCCGGAAGACGACAGATCATCGGAGGAATCTAAATGAGCGACATCCAGACAACGGCAGCGCCGGACGGGTGGAAACCTACGGGAGGAGCCGGAACGGTGCCGAAACTCGTCGTGCCGACGCACATCGACGGACTCTCCGGTGAGGAGAACGCGCTGCTGCGCGAACTCGCCGAGGTATGGACGCGCCACGCGAGCCGCAACCGAACACTCACCGCCTACTACGAAGCCAAGGAGCCACTGGTTGATTTTGGACTGACTGTGCCGAAGTCCATCAAGGATCATTACACGCCGCTTGGGTGGGCACGCAAGGCTGTGGATATGCTCGCCGAGCTTTGCGTGTTCGAGGGATTCGTCTCGCCGGGCGTGGACGACCCATTCGAACTGCAGGACTTCATGAGCCGCATCGGATTCACTAGCGTTCTGCAGCAGGCCATCCAGACTGCGCTCATTCACGGCTGTTCGTTCCTCAGCGTCGTCCGGGACTTCGAAGGAAGACCGCTCATCCGCACGCATACCGCGGAAAGCTCGGCCGCCGTCTGGGATTACCCTAACCGGCGGGTCAGGGCGTGCATGGCCATCACCGACGTTGACGACAACAACGAGGCCACCGGACTCGTGCTCTACATGCCCGACCGCAACATCAGCGTGCAGCGCCGTCTCGGCTACTGGTGGCGCGTGGACGATGAGCAACCCACCATCGACAACGAGTGCAGCGTGTTCCGCCTCGCCTACAAGGCTACCGAGGTCAAACCGTTCGGACGCTCCCGCATCAGCCGGGACGCTATGGCCATCATCGACGGCGCGAACCGCACCATCGTGCGCGCCGAAGCGAATGCCGAATTCTACGCGTTCCCAAAAATCCTGCTGACAGGCACTTCCGAAGAACTCGCCTCGTTGGGCACGGACGACGCGTTAAAGCTTTATATGGGTCGCTACAACATGATCGGCAAGGACATCGACGGGCAGTCCCCGACCGTGACGCAACTGGCCGCGTCGAGTATGGACCCGCATCTGACGATGCTGAAAAGTTGGGCGGCGATGTTCGCCAGTGCGATGAACATTCCAGCCAGCTCGCTAGGCATCGTGTCCGACGCGAACCCGACGTCCGCCGACGCGACCGAGGCACAACGTGAGGACCTGATTATCGAGGCGCGCCATTGCGACCGGGATTTCGGTGAATCGATCCTGCAGGCAGCCCGTCTTGTGGCACGGATGCAGGATCCATCCGTGCCCGACGAGGAGCTGATGAAACTGCAGGTCGACTGGAAGAACCCGAACACGCCGTCGAGCTCCATGAGCGCCGACGCATTCAGCAAGCTCGCTGGAAGCATCGACTCGTTCGCCAACAGCGAGGTCGGCATGACACGCGCCGGATTGAGCCGAAGCGAGATCGTCCGGCTGAAGGCCGACCAGCGCAAGGCCCAGGCCGGTCAGGTACTCGATCAGATTCGAGGCATGCGCCAACAGACGGAGCAGCAGACCGATACGGCGGCGAGGGAAGGCGGTATGAATGAGCCCGAACAGTCTGAACCTGCCGCCGGAACGACGCAGAAGGCTTGAACTCGACCTCAATGATTTGTACGAGGATTACACGGACACCATGAGCCGCCTGCAGAAGGAGGCCGGCAACAGCGTCTCGGGCCTCGTCTGGGACGGTGAAAGCCAGGAGCTCATCAAAGCGGAGATCAACCGGTATGCCGACGCCGCCAGCAGGCTCGCATCCGACTACTACGGCCACGTACGCGACCTGTGGGCGCAGTACGGCGGAATCGATATGCCGGAATACGAGCCGCCTTCCATCACCGCCGACCGCGCGGTCTGGCAGATGGAAGGCGGTTTCAACAACACTGACTTCATGGGATTGCACTACAAGGATGTCATTCCAGATGAAAACGGAGCCGTTCACAACAACGCCGGAAGAACCATCGACGACCTGTGGCCCACGTTCGCTGACGAGGAGCAGGCGCTGGAATACGTGCAGAATCTGATTCAGACCGTCGGGCGGCTGACCATGCAGAGGGCTGTGGCCAACGATCCCACCAAGCCTCGCTGGGCGCGTGTGCCGCGAGGGGCTAAGACATGCGCGTTCTGCCTTATGCTCGCCTCGCGTGGCTTCGCCTACCTGAGCGAGGACACCGCCGGACGGCAGATGCAATACCATACGGACTGCGACTGCGACATCGTGCCAAGCTGGGGCAGCAGCAAACTCAAAGGATACGATCCGGACAAGTATCGTGAAATGTACCAGGCAGCCAAGGCTGCGGCCGGCGATGACGGCGACTGGCGTGACACGCTAGCCCAATTGAGACGCATCTATCACGATGAGGTCAATGATGGTGTGACTGCCCAACCGACGATTCGATGGAGCGGCAAATCGATTCCAATCAGCGCTTCCGAACTATCGAGATTGTCGGATTATAGCGTCAGGATGCCTGGAGATAGATTCTCCAACGACGAGAAGATCGCGGCTTTGATGGATTGGACCGGAGACAGCTACAAAAGTATCAACGGCTACCTGTTCGGCGGACGAAACCCGTCGAAAGACGTCATCCATCAGGTCGAATGCATCGACGAAGCGATATCCGACCATATCACCCGAGAACGTTTCACGGTCGACAGGCAGATGCGGTTGTCGACGTTCCACGTCAACGACATGGAGTCGCTTTTCGATTTGAATACCGGTCGCACCTTCGAACACATCGGCTACATGGCCACCAGCATCAAGGAGGGAGGCATTGACGTTGATGGGGAAGACCGCATCGCCACAAGAATCCTGGTACCGCCGGGAAGCGCCGGCGTGTATGTGGAGCCGATCACTCAGCATCCGGGAGAATACGAAATTCTTCTGCCGAGAGGAAGGGCTCTTCGTTTCGAAGGGCTTGGAGCATCCGACGGCAGACCGATCGTTTATCTGAGACTGCTATGATTGAGCCTATGGATCGTTCCGACCGTTTCACGTTTATGCCCGGTGATTTGAAGGAAGTCACCGATGAGCGCCATCTTGCGGAAATCAAACGCAAGTATGGCGATATCTCCATGCCACAGGACGAATATGAATGGGTCAGGAACGAAGGAAAGAAGCGCTGGTCCGTCGGCGACTATGTGTCGACCGACGAGCTGCGGTCCGAATACGCGCGAAGAAAAGCGCTGGGAAATCTCTGAATCCCAGAAAGCCATCACGTCGAAACGTGATGGCTTTTCTTTTACCTTTCACACCCCAGCGATGGGGCGGGGCGCAGCCATGCGCGAAACCAACAAGAATGGCCGTCAACTCGCCGGCGTCAGGCGTGGAAACCAAGAACAAGCAAAGGAGCCACCAACCATGGCAGAAGAAAACCAGACCGGCGCGGACGGCCAACAGGAGCCGGAACAGCACTCTCCGGCCCCAAAGGACGTGAACAACGCGAAGCTGAGGACCTTCACCCAGGAGGAAGTCGACCGCATAATCAACGAGCGTCTCGGCAGGGAACGCGGCAGGAAAAGCGACTACGAGGAGCTCAAGGAGAAGGCCGGACAGACTGCCGACCTCGAATCGAAACTCTCCAAGGCGCTCGAGGAGAACGAGAAGCTCAAAAGCGAAGCCAAACAGGCCGAACACGAGAAGGAGCTCTCCACGATACGCGCCAACGTCGCGGCCAAACACGGCATCACCGACCCGAGCGTCCTCGCGGGCGACGACGAGAAGCAGATTGGCGAATACGCCGAGAAACTCATGAAGGTGTTCGTCGACATGCGTTCCCGCGGCACGGTTGCGGACCAGAGCGCCCGTACCGGACAGGCCAAGACGAAACGCTCCAGCCGTGAGGACTTCGTTAACGCCATGAGCAATACGCTCCTGTGATTCAACCAGCGAAAACATTCATTTGAAAGGACAAACCATGACAGATCCGTCCATGACCCGAAAAAGCAACGGTCTAGACCTCACCCCTGAAACCCAGGCGGAGATCTTGCAGACCGCAAAATACAAGAGCGCGTTCATGCAGCTCGTGCCGGAGATGAAACTGCCCGGCAACGGTGCTCGCGTGCCGATCATCATCGGCGACCCGGAGGCCGCATGGGTCAATGAGGGTGCGGAGAAGCCGAAGAGCGGCGTCACCTTCGGCAAGAAGGACATGCTGCCGTACACCATCGCGGTCATCATGCCGTTCTCCAACCAGTTCCGCCGAGACTTCGGCGCTCTCTACGACCAAGTGGTCGCGAAGGGTCCGGGAGCCATCGCCCGCACGTTTGACAAGACCATCATGGGTCTCGTCGACGCTCCGGGTGCGGACTTCGACACCCTGAAGAGCGCGCAGACCGTCAGCATCGGCAAGGACGTGTGGAAGAACCTGAACAAAGCCGACGACCTCGTGTCCGAAGCGGATGGAACCGTGGACGGTTGGGCGTTGAGCACCCAGGGTCGCAGTGTGCTCCGGCAGGCGACCGACAACAACGGACGCCCCCTGTTCCTCAACGGCACCGCCGCCTCCGACGTGAGCACCGTGCTCGGCAACCGCACCTACATCAGCAAGGGCGTTCACGTGCCCGCCGTATCCGAGACACCGGGACCGGCCAAGGCAGAGATCCTCGGCGTGTGCGGCGAATTCTCCTCCGCCGCATGGGGTTCCGTCGAAGGAATGCAGACCAGCATCTCCGACCAGGCGTCCATCACCATCGACGGCAAGCAGGTCAACCTGTGGGAGCACAACATGTTCGCCGTGCGAATCGAAATCGAGGTCGGCTTCCGTATCCGCGACATCAACCGCTTCGTCCTGCTCACCGCCTGACGGAGTCCGACATGACTGTCGAACCAGACGTGTTCGCCACCTCCGACGACCTCGAACGGAGATGGCACAAACTCACCGACGAGGAACGTGAGAAGGCCGACACGCATCTCATGGACGTGACCGACTACATCAAGGAACGCTCCCCGAACTGGCAACGTCTCCAAAAAGAACGGCCACGCCTCCTGGCGAAGATCACCTGCGACATCGTCCGCAGGATCATGCAGTCCGACTCCACAGGATTCCCCGGCGGAGCGACACAGGTGATGCAGGCCACTGGCTCATTCACGGAACAATACAGTTTCGGAGCGCCCACCGGCGATCTCTGGCTGCGCGACGACGAGAAACGCATCCTTGGCATCAACGCTCAGCGCGCGTTCAGCGTCGACATGGCCACGGGTGAGGTGTCCTGATGGAAACCATCGAAGTGTGGCGCGGCCAGCCCGGCACCGACACGGACGGCAACCCCATCCAGGGCAAGCCAGTCCGCGTCGGCGCATTCCAGGCGATGGTCGCGCCAACCTCTACCGCCGACCAGACCGAGGAGAACGCCAGCCCGCAGACCATCGAATACACGATCTACATCCGCGGTAGCCAGCCAACAGGCATCCAAGCCACCGACCTGATCAAAGTCAGAGGCATCCTCCTGCCCGTCAAAGGAAAGCCGCAAGTGTGGAACAACCTCCACGGACGCCACGTCGGCGACGTGCTCACCGTGGGCGAACGGGAAGGATAAACATGGCCAAACGATGCAGATTCGTGTTCAACCGCAAGGCGTTCAGCCAACAGGTGCTGAAGAACGAGACCCTGCGGGGCCGCATGCGCGACGCCGCCAACGAGGCCGTCACCGACAGCCGGTGCATGGTTCGCGACCATAACGGCGCGAACCGCAACGGCGTGGCCATCCTCTGCCCCGCACCCGTGGAGAAGGCGCACGGCACGTTGGAGGACACGCTCGGAAGGATGCGCGTATGAGCATCCCCGTCACCCCACGGCGCACGGAGCCGCTGCTCCTGCCCAGGCTGCGGGAGCTGTTCCCGGACGTGACGTTCGACACGATCGAACGCAACGACCTCGAACCTCCCTTCACCGAAGCCACATTGGCCGACTCCATGCAGGGCATGAGCACTCCCATCTCCCAGGCCGTGCGACTGCGGCTGAGCGTGCGCTGCATGAGAGAGGACCATACGGGCGACTGGGACAAGGCCGCCCGCCTGTGGGCGGCAATCGCGAGGGAGATCATCAGGCTCGGAACCGTCGCGCCGCTCATCAGCGCGTCACTGGAATCCGGGCCGGTACGCATGACCGACGAGGACAAGAGACTGGTGAGCGCGTACGGCGTGCTCCTGCTCGAGGTATCCGTCGCCTGAACTGAAAACACAAGAAAAGACAAGCAAAGACGTGCCGCCACACGCAGAACGGAAGCGAGGTGCAGACAGGAATGTCTGACAGCAACGAAGAACCCATCGCCGTCGAACAGACGGCATCCGAAACCAGCCTGCAGGACGGGCTCGGATCGACCGACTATGGGTACGTGTCCAACGGCAATACCGCCGGCAACGTGCGTCTGATCAAGAACTACGCGCTGTTCCTGTTCCCCAAGGGCGACAGCACTTTCGTCGCGCCGACCGGCGTGAACTGGACGCCGCCGTCCAACAAGAAGCCGATCGGATACAGCACCGAGGACGGCGCCGTCCTGCATCCGGAGCCGGGCGACAGCACCGACTACAAGGCGCACAACGGCGACATCGTCCTGTCCGACACGGACCCGGGCTACTGGACGCTCCAGCTCGCCGCGATGGAAGGCCGCAAGGACGTGGTATCCGCCTACTTCGACGTGGACGTGGAATCCGACGGCGGCATCAGCATCAAGGGCGCCGGCCTGAAGAAGGAATGGATCCTCGTCCTGGTCGCGCTCGACCAGCAGGACCGCCCCTTCCTCCTGTACGGCACCAACGCGAAGGTGTCCGACCGCGACGACGTGAGCCTGAAATCCAGCGAGATCATGAACTTCAGCATGACGTTCAAGATGCTCAAGGGCACTAACGGCGAACAGTTCCACGCATGGGGCCTCGTCACCGAAGACGCCAAGTAGCCCATTGATTCTTCCCGTGCGGCCGATGGCGGTCGGCCGCACGGGACCATTACCCATAACCGCCGATAACCATGAAACGGAGACGAAATGAGCGACAACACCTACCATGTCGTGGACGTGGACCTTACCGACGCGGAGGAGCTCAAGCCCGACGTGCACCTCGAGGTCGCCGGAGCGAAACTCGACCTGCCGAACCTCAACAACGCGGAACTGCCCATCGAACTCGTGCAGGCCATCCTCCTGGTCAAGAGCAGGCCGACGCTCTCCGACGAGGAGACCAGCGCGTGCATGGCCGCGTTCCTCGCATACTTCGAGAACGCGCAGCCGAACTTCTGGACCGCGCTACGTAAGACCAAACGCCCGATGGCCTACCTCATCGCCACGGTGAAGGCGTGGGCCGACGAATCCGGACTGGACCCAAAAGCGTTTACCTCGCCCACCTCTGGAACAACCACCGCGCGGCGCTAGCCTACGACTGGATCCGAGCGTACGGGCAGATCTACAGGCCCGTACGCTTCCGGGAATGGGTTGAAGGCCAACGTCCACGAGTCGATTGGGGACTCGCCTGGGCGTTGACCCGCGAAATCCTCAAAGACCATACGAGCCACTCGTGGATGGCGTTGCAGAACGCCGTCTACGCGCCCGACGGAGCCGAACAGGCGGTCTGGACGCTGTCCGGACAACGCAAACGCCCATGGTTCGACCACGAGCACGACCCGCTCCGCCCGCCAACCCCGACGCACAACCTCACCCGCCGTCAACGCGAGGACAGGGAACGGCTCAAAGCCCACTTCCACATCATCGACGACCTCTGACTCCGACCGCCATCGGAATCCCAACCTACGAATAAGGAAACACGATGGCAGCACAGGACATAGGCGTCGCATACGTCCACGTCGAACCATCCGGCAAAGGATTCGGCAAAAGCATCGAAGGCGACATCGGCGACGCCGTCAACAAAGCCTCCAAGAAAAGCTCCAACACCCTCATCTCGAAAATCGGCGGAGCATTCGGCAAAATCGGCAAGGTCGGCACAGGCGCGATCGTCACCCTCGCCGGCGGCATCACCGCATTGGCCGCCAAAGGCGGCTTCACCCGCGCCCTCAACATCGAGAACGCGCAAGCCAAACTCAAAGGCCTCGGCCACGACAGCGCCAGCGTCACCGAAATCATGAACGACGCGCTCGCCTCCGTCAAAGGCACCGCGTTCGGACTGGGCGACGCCGCGACCGTGGCGGCCAGCCTGTCCGCCTCCGGCATCAAGGAAGGCGACCAGCTCACCAAGGTCCTCAAGACCGTGGCCGACACCGCGCAGATCAGCGGCAGAAGCCTCACCGACATCGGCACGATCTTCGGATCGGTCGCCGCGCGAGGAAAACTCCAGGGCGACGACATGCTCCAGCTCATGTCGAGCGGCATCCCTGTCCTCCAGATGCTCGGCAAGCATCTGAACAAGACCAGCGCCGAAGTGTCCGACATGGTCTCGGACGGCAAGATCGACTTCCAGACCTTCGCCGACGCCATGCAGGAAGGATTGGGCGGCGCCGCCCAGAGCGCCGGCACCACGTTCGCCGGCGCCCTGGCCAACGTGAAGGCCGCGTTGAGCCGACTCGGCGAGACCGCGGCCACGCCGGTCCTCAACGGCCTGCGAGGCCTGTTCAACCAGGCCATACCGCTCATCGACTCGTTCACCGCCGCCGTGAAACCGACGCTGGAGAAAGTCGGCGCCGGATTGCAGAAGGGATTGGAGCAGGCAATCCCCACAGCGCAGGCGAAGCTCGCCTCATTCTCCACGTTCGTCCGGAACCTGCCGGGGATCCAGATGCTCATGGCATCGGTCACGAGCCTCAGGGCGCAGCTGTCAGGCCTGGCTGCCGCGATGGTCTCGCTGACCTCCAAACTGAACCTCGGCGGCGAGGCCTCCTCGAGATTCGGCGGCATCGTCTCCGCGCTCGGGAATCTGCTCGCATCGGCCGCGCAGTCCCTGGCCAACGCCGCGGGATGGGCGAAGACGTTCGTCAACACGTTCATCGAGACAGGTGCTCTCCAGCCCTTCCTGCATGCGCTGGCGAACCTCGCCACCGGACTTGCATCGGTGGCCACGGCGCTCGTCTCGGCCGCATCGCAGGCGCTCGGCTTCGACAACTCCGGGCAGACGGCGGGATTGGCGGCACAGCGGTTCGCGGCGGTCCTCGACACGCTCACCGGCGCGCTCATGACCGTGGGCGGCTGGCTGCAGTCGGTCGGGCAGTGGGCGCAGCAGAACGGCGCGCTGGTGTCCGGCGCCCTGAAAGCCATCGCCGTCGCATTGCTCGCCGTCAAGGGCTGGGACATCGTCTCGACCGGGCTGAAAACGGTTTCCGGCGGACTGAAGGCCATCTCCGCGACCGCCTCCGGCGTGGAGAAGACCGCCACGGCCGCATTCGATCTGATCGGCAAATTATCCGACGTGGGAAGCGCGGCGGGCGGCCTGAAGCAACTCGCCAGCTCGTTCAATATCGTCAAGGCCGCCCAATCGGCGTGGAGCTCGGTGACCAAGGCTGCTACCGCCGTGCAATTGGCATTCAGCGCTGCCTTGGATGCGAATCCGATCGGCATGCTTGTCGTAGCCATCGGCGCGGTCGTCGCCGCACTGACATGGTTCTTCACCCAAACCGAAACGGGCAAACGACTCTGGAACAGCTTCGCCACATGGTTCATGGGAATCTGGAACCAGATCAGCACCGCATGCCAGCCAATCCTGCAAGCCATCGCCATATTCATCACCCAGACCATGAGCCAAATCCAACAAATCTGGCAAACCGGATGGACACTCATCACCACCGTCCTCCAAAACGTCTGGAACACGATCGGCCCCATCATCATGACCGCGCTCACCGCGATCATCACCGGCATCCAAACATTCATCACCACCATCACACCACTCCTGCAAGCCGGAATACAGAACATCCAAACCATCTTCCAAACCGCCGTCACAATCATCAGCACGGTCTGGAACGGACTATGGAACACCATATCCACCGTCGTACAAGGCGCATGGACCATCATCGCCACAGTCATCAGCACCGCACTCGCCGTCATCCAAGGCATCATCCAACTGGCGCTCGCGGTCGTCAACGGGAACTGGAGCGCCGCGTGGTCGGCCATCCAGGGCATCGTGTCGGCAGTGTGGGGCGGCATCCAAGGCGTCGTCTCCGCCGGCATCGGCATGGTCAGCGGAGTGGTATCCGCCGCATGCTCGACAATCCGGAGCGTGTGGGCCGCGTTGTGGAATGGCGTCGGAAGCATTGTGTCGAGCGTCTGGGGCGGCATCGTCGGCACCGTAAGCAACATGGTTGGCCGTGTCGGGAGCGTCGTGAGCGGGATCGGCGGAACCGTCCGGAGCGCGGTGTCCGGCGCGGGAAGCTGGCTCGTCAGCGCGGGACGCAACATCATCCAGGGATTGATCAACGGCATCACAGGAATGGTCGGCTCGTTGTATTCCAGCATCACCAACGCGTTGTCGGGCTTGGTGGACAAGGCCAAGAACGCTTTGGGCATCCATTCCCCGTCGCGTGTGTTCCGCGACGAGGTCGGCGTGATGGTCGGACGTGGCATGGCATTGGGCATCGACGATTCCGCGCATGTGGTCAGCCGTTCCATGGATTCGCTCGTCTCCACGATGAGCCTCTCCGACGCGGACTGGTCGAAGACCGGCAGGCTGAACGTCACGGCCGGCACCGGCGCCAATGCCGGCGACGGCGATCTGCGGGAACTCATCACGGCGGTCGAATCGTTGCACGACGACCTCGGATCGATCATCGCCAGGTACACGCCGACGATAGGGGACCGCGACTTCGCAAGGAAGGTGAGAAGTGCAATCGCTTGAATACGTGTGCGCGGCCACAGGTGAGCGCATCGGCTTCGAGGGGCCGCTGTACGGCGAGACGCTCACGGGACTGCGCGCCCGCGTCTGGGACTACAGCCTCGCCTCACGTGGCATGACGGGCATCACCCGCAAGGCACGCGAGGCGACAGTCACCGTGAAGATCCACGATTCTCCAGCCACGCTCGACCTACTGCGCCGCCTCGCGGACGCCGACATGGCATCCGGGAACCCGGGCACGCTCATCGCCGACGGCGAATGGGAAGCCAAAGCGTGGATCACGAAAAGCGACCCGCAATCCATCACGCCCACGATGGTCGAGACGCAGTTGACCATCGTGCTGGCCGATGGCGTGTGGCGCCGTCCGACCATGACGCATTTCACGCCGCGATACGATTCCGGAACCGCCGACCTTGACTATCCATATGATTATCCGCATGATTTCGCCGGCATGGCATTGGGTGCCGAGATCGTCAACGACACGTCCATCCCGCAGCCGGTCAAGCTCACGATATTCGGACCATGCGCGCAACCGTACGTCATCATCGGAAACAACCGGTACGAGGTCGACGTGACCGTGCCATCCGGCTCGCGTCTGGAAATCGACGGCACCGGCGATGTCAGGACCGTCACCATGGTCAGCGGCACAGGTCTCGCCACAAACTGCTTCGCGCAGGCCGTGCGAGGGTCGGGCAAGGATTCCGGCCGGTACGTGTTCCAACCGCTCGCGCCCGGAACACAGCCGATCAGCTGGCCGGGAGGATTCCAATTCGACTTGACGGTCTGCGAGGAAAGGAGCGAACCGCCATGGACCTGATCGTCACCGACGCCACAGGCAAACCCGTGGCGAGCCACGCCTCATACACGCTCGACCTCGCGTTCGGTAGCGGGGAGAACGACTTCGACCTGCAGGTCGAAGACGCCGCGCTCAAGGCGGGGAGCCGCATCATGATCGACGGCACCGAGTACGGCGGCATCATCGACGACACGGATGTCGACGTGGACGGAGGCCTGTCCACCGTCACATGGCATGGCCGCGACTGGCATGGAGTGCTCGCCTCGAAGATCATCGAACCGGACAGGAACAACGATTACCTTACCCTGTCCGGCACGATTCCCGTCATCATGCGCACGCTCGTCAGCCGTGCGGGATTGCAAGGCCTGTTCACCGTCACCGACGAAAGCGCCGACCACAAGACCACCTGCCAGTTCGACCGGTACGTGGACCTGTACAGCGGTCTGGTCAAGATGCTCAGGGCAAGCGGACTCAAACTCCGGTTGCGTAATGACGGCGACAAGGTATCCATGAGCGCCATGCCCGTCCGCACGATCGGCGACAGCATCGACTCGGACCTCATCGACTTCACCGCCAAACAGGCGGCGCACCCGATCAACCATCTCATCTGCCTGGGCAAGGGCGAACTCAAGGACCGTACCGTCATCCACTGGTACGCCGACGCGAACGGCACGTTCAGCCACACGCAGACCCTCAAAGGCCTTGACGAACGCACCGCCACATACGAGTTGTCCAACGCCGAAGCCGACGAGCTCGAGGACAAGGGCAGGCAGAAATTCCAGGAACTTCGGAACACCAGCACCATCGACGTGGACATTCCCGACGGCATCGACGCGGACGTCGGCGACCTAGTCACGGGCCGTGACAACAACACGGGCCTCGTCGTCACTGCCGAGATCTCCAAGAAGATCGTCAAGGTTTCGGGAGGCGTGCTCACCGTCACCTACGAATCCGGAGGTGCCAGCGCCGGCGGCAACAGCGGAGAATCCTCCATCGGGGATGGTGGCCATGCCTACTACGCTGGAGCCGGCCTCAAACTCGACGCCTGGACGTTCAGCGCCGACGTGACCAGAAACGACATCGACGCGCTCAACAACGCATTGTCGGGTAAACAGTCGAAAGGCGACTACATCACCGGCCTGAAAATCGGTTCGGTGGACACGCTCGCCCCCGGTGCACAGGCAAGCGCGTCGCTCACGGGCGCCGGCAGCGACAAAACCTTGAATTTGGGGCTTCCGAAAGGCGACCAGGGTCCGCAAGGGGAGAAGGGCGACAAGGGCGACACAGGACCACAGGGGGCCGCCGGAGCGACCGGACCCACCGGTCCTCGGGGAGAGAAAGGAGCGACCGGGGAGCGAGGGCCGCAAGGCGTCGCCGGTCCCGAAGGCCCGCAGGGACTGCAGGGGATACGCGGCGAGAAAGGCGATAAGGGTGATGCCGGCGCGATCGGCGCGGCGGGACCGCAAGGCCCGACGGGTTCCACAGGTCCGCAGGGTCCCACGGGTCCACAGGGAGCGACCGGCCCCCAGGGCAGACAAGGCATCCAAGGTTCTCAAGGCATCCAGGGCCCGCAAGGGGAGAAGGGTGACAAGGGCGACAGTGGCGTATCCGCCCCCTCGAACGGCTTCTTCACGCTCAGCATGGAAGGCGACGGCGACCTGTACGTGAACTATCCGGACAACACGAACCCACCCTCGTTCGTCTGGGACTCCGAGAGCGGGAACCTGTACGTGGACATCCCGGAAAGGTGACACATGGCGCGACTATTGATCGGCAACATCAAAGGCCCCAAAGGTGACAAGGGCGATACCGGGGCCACCGGCCCGCAAGGCAAGCAAGGAGCGCAGGGCGTTCAGGGAGCTAAAGGCGACGTCGGCCTTCCGGCGCTCGTGATGAAGAAATCCCTCGTCGGCGAATATCCGGTGGGATCCACTTTCACGGGGAACGTGAGCGAATGGTTGAACCGAACACCACTCGCCAACGAATATTCGACCGCATTGTCAGGTGGCGGAAAATACAGCATCGTCTGGCAGTGCGTTTCACAGTCCGGCAACCTATTCACGGGAAAGACGATTTCCCGTCAATCCATCATCGGTGCGCAAGGCCCCAAAGGAGCCACTGGAGCCGCCGGGCCTACTGGTCCGCAAGGCCCTGAAGGTCTGAAGGGTGACAAGGGGGACAAAGGGGATATCGGGCCGGCCGGGCCAGCAGGTCCCACCGGGCCTACTGGTCCTACCGGTCCCATTGGCCCCACCGGGCCTACTGGAGCTACCGGGGCCACCGGCCCGCAAGGCAAGCAAGGAGCGCAGGGCGTTCAGGGACTGCAGGGTCCACAGGGGCCGTCCGGTCCGCAGGGCGCCAGCGGCGTGACGGCACCCGCATCAGGATTCTTCACGCTCCAGGTCGATCCGAACGGGGACCTGTACGCCGTATACGCGGACACGGCCACCGCGTTAGAGGCTCCCGTCTCCTACGATCCGACGACGGGCGACCTGTACTACACCTGTCTCTTATACACATCTGACGCTGC